ATTTTAATCAATAAATTGATTCAGATCTGCACGGGATCAGTCTATAAGGAAGATGGAACATATAAAACTTTCCACTCGTTAAAACTTGATGCATTGAAGCAATTAGTTGATGATGATGAGAATGCTGATGAGAATTTTTTAGTATTCTATAACTATAAGCATGAGAAAGAGCAGCTTGAGCAAATTTTTAAGGGTCAAGTCAAGTTTTTAAGTGATGAGAATGACATAAGAAATTGGAATGATAGAAAAATTAAGATATTCGCATGTCATCCAGCATCTGCTGGGCATGGTCTAAATCTTCAAAAGGGTGGCTCTGTTATGGTTTGGCTGTCACTACCGTGGTCTTTAGAGCTTTATCAGCAAGCTAATAAGAGGTTGCACAGAAGTGGGCAGGAAAGGGCAGTGAGGTGTTTTCACATCATTGTTAAAAATACAGTAGATGAGTATGTGTTGAAAGTTCTTCAAGCTAAAGATGCTAGACAAGATTTAATCTTTAAATTGATGAATGATATTAAAAGCGGTTCAGTAGTTTAATTTTACCCCCAGGAGATTTAAAAATGATTACGAAATCACAAGTTATTGAAGCAGTTCGTAGCAATGAAAAATTAGTTGATGCAGCTAAATCTTTAAATATCAGTGCAGCAAATCTTTATGAGATGAGGAAGAAGTTTGGCGTTCTTGATCAGCGTAAAGATGACGAAATATCTAAGAAAGTGGATAAAGAGAAATATGACAGTAAGATTAATGATCTTCAAAAAGAGAATAAGAAGCTCATTAAAGATTTAGCATTGAAAGATGAGGAAATTAGCGGGCTGTGGGACATTAAAAACTCATTTGATTTCAGAGGAAAGGGACAGCCAGATTGGCTCACTTATACAAAATCTTCAAATAAAAACAAGGCAATTCCAAGTTTTATGAGCTCTGACGAACACTGGGGTGAGGTAGTTAGAGATGATCAAGTTAACTTTGTTAACTCATATAATAGTAAAATAGCAGCTAAAAGATATAACAATGTCATTAACAATTATCTATCAGTTCTTAATGATCACTTACAAAATGTAGACTGTGACAGAATGGTTTTAGCGTTAGGTGGAGATAATGTAAGTGGAGATATTCATGATGAGCTTAGCTTAACGAATGATCTCACAACAATGGAAGCTGTGTTTGATTATGTTGAGCATAAAGAAAAAGGGATTAAAGAGCTTTTAGCGTCAGGTTTTAAAGAGATATTTATCCCATGCGTTCGCGGCAATCACGATAGGAACACAGAGAAAACTCACTCTAAGAATGTATTAGAGACGTCATCAGCTTATCTAGTTTATAAATTCTTGCAGAAGATCTTCGCAGGTGATAAGCGAATTCAATTCAGTATTGCAGGCGGAATTGACTGTCTATATCAAGTTAATAACCACCGCATGCTACTCACCCATGGTGACCAATTCAAGGGCGGAAATGGCATTGGAGGCATCTCTATTCCGATTCTAAGGGGGTTCTTAAAGAAACAGTCAAGCTATGCTCAAACGGGCAATAACTTTGATTCTATGATTATTGGCCACTTCCATCAGTTCACTTCAATCAGTAACGGTCAGGTGATCATTAACGGAACTTTAAAAGGGTTTGATGAATATAGCCAAAGAATGGGGTTTGGATTCCAAGAGCCTTGTCAAGCTTTCTGGCTCACTGATGCTAATCGCGGGATCACTATTCAACTCCCTATCTTCGCAGAAGATAAGCATGAGAAAAAGTTCCGGCAAGAAGACTGGGTAAGCTGGAAGAAATAAGGAAGATCATGAGAAAGATTAATATTGAACAATATAAAACAAATCTTTATTTTACTGATAATATTGATGAATTTAATAAGAAAACTGGCAATGATTATAAGATTGAAGACTTTGATGGATTATGTGCAGCTAAGGGTAGCGAGGTCATTGTTGGAGTCTTCAATAGTCAGGTTTCCACTCTTTCTCATGAGATTTTCCACGCTGTAATGAGACTCAGTGAACGCATTGGGTCTCCAGTTGATATGTCAACTGATGAGCATAACGCTTATATAACTGGTTATTTGATGAACAAGATTCTAAAATTAAAGAGATTAAAGCCATGGATTTTAGAGTAAATGTTGATTTTAGTTAAAATCATGATACTATTTAGAAATGGTGGATAATCCTATATTTTTTATAAGCCTCCTAAATTTAGGAGGCTTTCTTAATGGAGCAAGCAATGGAATACGAACATGATTTTAGTCGTCATCGTAAAGATGCCACATCTAGCAGAATAGTTGAAAGAATGGCAGAGGCTGGAATGAGTAAGAAATCAATGGCAAAAATGCTAGGGATTTCATTTGATACTTTTTGCAAACATTATGAAGAAGAGATTGAGCAAGCAAAGAATAACTTAGAGCTAGAGATGGCTAGTGAAGTAATAAGAAGAGCTCGCGAGGGAAACGATGGAATGCTTCAGTTCTTTATGAAATCAAGATTTGGATGGGGTCAAACAACAAAAATAGAGCATGGTGGTCTTGAAGGATCTGGATTATTGACTGTTCCACCAATTCAGATTAATTTCGTATCTAAAGATCAATTGCAGCTTGGTCAAAATCAGATGAAAACAATTGAAAATGATAAAGAAGATTGATTATGAGTTCATCATTTGATATTCCTGATGTTTTTCATGATTTCTTGCAGCCCAAGCGATTTAAAATTGCTTATGGTGGTCGTGGTTCTGCTAAATCGGAAAGCTTTTGCCGTCTTTTAGTTTATAAGTCAATGATAGAAAAGCATTTAATTGCTTGTTGTCGTGAGTTTCAAACTTCAATTGATGATTCTGTTTATAAAACTATTAGAAATATTATTGAGTCAATGGGTTATGAGGCATATTTTAAATTTACAGACAAATCAATTAAATGTTTAACTTCTGGTTCAGAATTCATTTTTAAGGGTTTAAAGATGAATGTTGGCGGAATTAAATCGATAAACGGTATTACAATTTGTTTTATTGAAGAAGCTCAATCAGTTTCTCAAGAAAGCTGGGATGTTTTAATTCCAACTATTCGTTCAAAGCAACCAGATGGCAACGATTCAGAGATTTGGGTAGTTTTCAATCCCGATTCAGCAGAAGATCCGACTTATCAAATGTTTGTAATGCAACAGCGTGACAATGCAATTGTTAAAAAAGTAAATCATACTGAAAATCCTTTCTTTCCAAGTGTTTTAAATGATGAAAGATTGTTCTGTTTAAAAAATAATCCGAAGCATTATGACAATATTTGGGAGGGTGAGCCAAAAAGGTTGAGTGATGCTGTCATTTTTGCAGGTAAGTTTGTTGTTGAAAGCTTTGAAACTCATGCAGATGCAGAGTTCAGGTTCGGAATGGATTTTGGATATGAAGATCCAGCAACTGTTGTAAGATGTTATATCAGAGATAAAACGCTTTATATTGATTATGAAGCTTATCAGTCTCATGTTATGCTTGATGATTTGCCAAGTTTTATTTTAAGCGTTCCGAACTCTTTAAATAATCTTATTATCGCTGATAGCTCTCAACCTTCTGTTATTCAAAAGATTTCATCAGCTGGGTTTAAGATTGAGGGAGCTAAAAAAGGAGCTGGATCAATTGATGAGGGGATTTTCTTCTTACAGAGCTTTGAGAAAATTGTTATTCATGAAAGATGCGTAAATACAGCTAAAGAGTTTAGAAATTATAGCTATGCAATCGACAAGAGGGGTATTGTTGATCATAATAAGATTGTTGATAAGTTTAATCATGCTATTGATGCAATAAGATACGCACTCGAACATGATGTAAGAGTTAAGAAGAAAATTGGAAAAGCAAATATTGTAGGATTTTGAGGAGAATTAAAATGCCGGTTGATAGCAAACATTTTGAGTATGAAGATAGGGAGCCCCAGTGGAAACGCTGCAGAGATATCTATAATGGTTCAGATGCTGTAAAAAATGCTGGCGAAGAATATCTTCCTAGGCCCTCTGCTCAGACTGCATCAAGATAAGCTTGGAACTCACTAATGCGATCCTCCTCTTTAATCACTGACAAACGAGCTGGCTTAGGAGCATTAAAGAAGATGGTTCCGAGGCTAATTCCTCCACCTGGTTGGAAGCTTTTCCACTTTCTAAGTGCGGCACCGCGCTGATATTTAGCAGACTTTTGGCTAAATTCATCATAGAGTGAGATAGCGTCTTGCTCATGATCAGAATCGTTAAATTCATCATGAAGTGCCATTCCGACCTTTACCCAGTCGTCGTAATTTTCATAAAAATCCTCTGGCAATCTGTTCAATGAGTCACGAATGAAATTAGACTTGAAGAGCATGAGCTTGAGATGTTTATCAATAAAATATCTGATGAATTAAGTAGAACTCTTAAATCTAATTACTCAGTCTCATCAACTCGTAAATTGATTAAAAATATTCAGAAAACAATTAAGGAAGAAGATGCTGAAGCTCTTGATCGCCTATCAATTGGTATTGATGACACATTAGCGACTCTTGTTTTAAAAGAAAACTTCAACAATGGAGAAAATCTTCTTAATCTTAATGAGAATATTTTTGCATATAAAAAAGGTGTATGGAAAATTGAAGAGAAATCAGTTCTTGATCGTGCTGTTCTTGATACCATTAAAAAGATAATGAATAGCGATCTTGCTGAGCACTCTTTAATCAAGAAGGTTATCTTCTCAAAGAAAAAGAATGATAACATTAATAGCTTAACTGAAAACATTACAAGCTTGATCTTAAAAATGGTTGCTACATCAGAGTCTGAGAATAAATTGAACTTAACGGGTGATAAAAACTCAGACTGCTCAATTATTAATACGCTTAATAAAGAAATTTACATTAACAATGGGCAAGTAACCGTTGAAGATCATCGTTATGACTCATATCTCGTTACTCAGTTTGATGTTGAGTATGATCCAGAGGCGACATGTCCGACTTGGATTAAGATGCTAAATGATGTGTTTCAAGAGTATGCTGACAGAGAAGAGCTTGTTAGACACTTCTGCGAAATATTGGGATACATTCTACAAAGTAGAAAAAAAGACCCAGTGTTCTTAATTCTGTTAGGATCTGGAAAAAATGGAAAATCATTCGTTATGTCTGAATTCTCAAAAATCATGGGAACTCAAAGCACTGTTAACGATAGTATCACGGGATTCTTTAAGTCTGCTCATGCAACAACTGGACTTATTGGTAAGAACATGTTTGTTGATGATGACTATGAAAAAGGATCAATGCTCCCCGATGGTCAAATTAAGAAGCTTTCTGAGAATAAAGTCATTACTGCTGAGCCAAAAAATAAGGGTAAGTTTAATTTTATAAGTAAATGCACTCCTGTCATTCTTGCCAATCATGTTCCAAAAACGAAGGATTCTTCAGGCGGAATGGAGCGTCGTGCACACATATTTGACTTTAATCACTTTTTCTCAGACTCAGAGATTGATCGTAGACTTGATGTAAAGCTTCAAGCAGAGAAGTCTGGGTTCTTAAATCTTCTATTAAAAAGTTACATTGAATATGAGAAGAGAGGTAAGTTTGACATTCCACCGTCATGTGTAAGGTCTATTAAGAGCTGGATGAAGGGAGCGAACCCGATAAATGCATTCATCGAAGAGAAGCTCGATGTGACAGAGAACTTTGATGACAAGATTAAAGCTCAACATATCTTTGACATTTATAAAAGCTACTGCATCAATGAGAATGACGGTCAGTATACATTCACTCGTAACACATTCTATGAAGAGTTGAAGGGTAAGAAAGGCATTAACATTGTAATGAATTCAACCGATAGAAATTATTATATCCACGGAATTAAAATGAAATCATTTCTAAATTAATGACGAGCGGCAACAAATAGTGCTTTACAACTAATAAATTTTATAATATCATAGTTTCAATGAAGTTTAAATGTTCTTCTAAAAAACATTTACTAAACCAGAAAATAAATAAGCTAAAGGAGATTTAAAATGACTATCAAACGCGTCCGTGTTGCCTTAAAAAATGTTGTATTATCATACTCAAACATCTTCACACCAAAAGAGTTTAACGGTGGTGACATGAAATACAGTGCTAACTTTTTAATCGATAAAAGTGATAAAAAGAACTTAGACAATCTCAATAAGATTATCGAGGCTATTAAAAAAGAAACCTGGGGTGACAACGGTGGAAAGCCAATTAAGATTAATGAAGATATGATGTTCTTACGCGATGGTGACGAAAAGACATGGAAAGGATACTCAGATAAGTTTTATGTTGTTGCTAAAAACCGCTTTGAAACAGTTATTCAAGACATTGACGGATCTAACTTGCGTTTGCTCGACGGTGGAAACATCCCAGGGGATAAACCACAGGACGGTGATATTGTTAACGCTATTATCGATGTGTGGCCAAATTCAGCCAATGGAAAAAAACAGATCGGAGCATACTTAACAGCTGTTCAGTTTGTTAAAAAAGGAGATCGATTCGTTAAATCAGAATCAAATCTGTTTGCAGACTTTGAAGATGAAGATTTTGTAAGTAAACCTAATTACAACCAGGCCGAGGCTGATGAAGCTAACGAACTTTTTGGAAATTAATTAAAAATAAGGCCTCCTTAGAGGCCTTTCTATTAACAGGATCAATAATGAAAGAATCATATATTGAAAGTGAATGCATAAATTTATCTAAAAAAGCTGGATTTGAAACTAGAAAAGTTAAGTTTATAGCAAGCAATGGAGCTCCTGATCGTATTTTCTTTAAAAAAGATCGTTTTTTTTGGGTTGAGTTTAAAAGAGAAAAAGGCGGCGTATTAAGTGAGCTTCAGATTTATCAGCAGAACTTGTTAATCAGTGCGGGATGCGAAGTTCACAATATTGATTCAATCGAAAATTTTAAGGAAATCATTCTTCAAAGTGTCATAAGTCTTTCTTTGGCTAGTGCTC